TGCCCGATGCAATGGCACTGATACTCAAATCCCCTGAGTTTATCGAAGCTTCAAGTCTTGGCGATGAGGTCAAGCAGACAGGAGCTGTCGGACAGATCGCAGGCTTCCTCGTTATCGAGTGGAACGATGATACCGCAAATCTCGCTATGATCGCAGGACACCCCCGTTTTGCCACAAGAGCAATGGAGTTTTCTGTTCCTGTTCATCTTCAGGATCTTTCGGGCTCCGGAAATTACATCGGAGCTTCAGCAGTTCAGGGCAGAAATGTGTATGATCACAAGGTCACCCGCAGCGTAGCGATAAGAGCTGTTTTCACTCCGAGCTACCTTGCTCTTACAAAGGCAGTCGGTACATCGAGTGCAGGTGATACCAAGATCACAGCAACTGTTATCACAGAGGGCGATACTCTTGCGTACAAGAAAAATCCTTCCGAGACCTGTGTTTACGGTAAAGCTTCTACTGCATATAACGGTACATCTATGACAAGCGGTACTGCAAAGGTGATCTCCGGCTGCTCAGCAGGCGACATAATCGAGGTCGTAGAGTTTGACAGCGACGGAAAGGCTGTAGCTGTTGGCTATGTGACCCTTACAGCAGACGATATCAAAGCCTGAGGAGTGATGCAGCGTGGCAGTTCAGACATATGCAACAGTAGCCGACATTGAAGCCGTAGGAAGAACACTGACTGCCGCAGAGCAGCAGATAGCTCAGGTGCTCCTGGAGCAGGCGTCTGCTAAGCTGAGAACTATAGCGAGGCAGTACGGTTGTAACATAGATGACATGATAGCAGACGAAGACACGGGTGCAGATTTTGCACTCGATGTCAAGTCTGCTGTAGTTCAGGCGGTCATCCGTGCCCTTAACAGCAATGCTGATTCAATGCCTCCTGCAGTTCAGGCTTCTCAGGCCGCTCTTGGCTACTCGGTATCGATGACATATCTTAACAGTGGTCAGTCGCTGTATTATCTCAAAAACGAGCTTAAGGAGCTTGGACTTATGCGCCAGCAATTCGGAGCGATGGAGGTGTATGCTGTTGAAAGAGATGATATCCGGAGTAACAGTCCGACTTAAAACAAAAGTACAGACAGGTACCGATGACTTCAATCGCCCTGTTTTTACCGAGACATTTGTGGACGTCGAAAATGTTCTTATTGGTGCTCCTTCATCAGAGGACGTTATCAACGAACTCAATCTATCGGGGAAACGCATCGCATACACTCTCGGCATTCCGAAAGGTGACACTCATAACTGGATCAATACTGAGGTCGAATTCTGGGGTGAAAGATATCGCACGATAGGAAAACCGATGCAGGGCATAGATGAGAATATTCCGCTTTCCTGGAACAAGAAAGTTCAGGTGGAAAGCTATGGCTAAGGTCAAGATCGTTCTTAACAGATCCGGAGTCAGAGCTCTGCTGCGTTCCGATGAATCGGAAGCCTTCTGCCAGGCTCTCGCACAGAAGGCTGCAAACAGCCTCGGTGAGGGCTACGAGGTGTCCTCATACAAGGGAAAGAACCGTGTGAACGCCAGCGTCAGAGCAGAGACCTATCAGGCGAGATCCGATAACCTGAAAAACAACACGATACTGAAGGCGGTGTGCGGAAAATGATAGAGACCATTGTTCTGAACTACCTTGCTGATAATCTTTCGGTACCCGTCTTTATGGAGGAGCCCGAGGAGCGGTGCAGGGAGTATGTGCTCATCGAAAAGGTGGGCTCTTCCGAGAATGACCGCATACAGTCGGCGACTGTTGCAGTGCAGTCATACGCTGAGAGCCTTTACAAGTCAGCAGTACTGAACGATACAGTCAAGCGTGCTATGAGGGACATCGTAGTGCTTGATTCGGTCAGCAGCTGCAGGCTCAACAGCGACTATAATTTCACGGATACGGAAACTAAACGATACCGCTATCAGGCGGTATTTGATCTGACATACTATGACTAAAGGAGAGATAAAAATGAGTAACGGAACAGGTAATAACAATGCGGCAAATGTGACCGCAGGCAAGCCTAAGATAGGCGGAGCTGTTTTCAGAGCTCCGAAGGGAACTGCCGTTCCCACAGACGCAACATCGGAGCTCGGTGCAGCATTTCAGTGTCTCGGCTACTGCTCGCAGGACGGGCTGACGAACGGAAACGATCAGTCGAGCAACTCTACCTCTGCATGGGGCGGAGATGTAGTGCTCAATATGCTGACAGCAGGGGCAGATACCTTTGTATTCGCTCTTATCGAGTCGATGAATACCGAGGTGCTCAAAATGGTCTACGGTACGGATAACGTGACGGTAGACAACTCGGGCGATATTTCTGTTGCTGTGAACGGCGGCTCTGACGAGGAGGCAGTCTATGTGTTTGACCTTATACTCAAAGGCGGAGCACTCAAGCGTATAGTTGTGCCCTGTGCATCTGTCACGGCTCTGGGTGAGATCGTCTACAATGACAGCGACCCTGTGGGCTATAATGTCACGCTGACAGCGGTGAACGACAGTGCAGGCAACTCGCACTATGAGTACATTCACCTTGCCTGACGCAGGCAAGCAATGAGAACGGATAAGGAGTACGGATATGCTGAAAGGAAAAACGTCTACAGGCTTTGAGTATGAGCTTTCTGACGGAGCTCTGAGCGACTGGGAGGTGCTCGAGGAGCTTGTGAACATCGACGAGGGGCACTACAGTGCTGCTGTAAAGTTGCTGACGCTGCTTCTCGGAGCTGAGCAGGGAAAGCTTCTCAAAGAGCACTGCCGTGACAGGAGAAGCGGCAGGATCCCGAGAGACAAGGTGCTTGCAGAGCTCGGAGAGATACTCAGAGGCGTCGGCTCGGAGGACGAGAAGGAAAAAAACGGCTGAGGGCTGTCTGCGGACTTGCAAGCATAATATCGGGCGATGAAACGGCTCTGATATGTGACTTTGCGGAGTACTATCATATCTATGACTATAAGTCGCTGCCACTTATGACGGCAGCGGCTTTTTTTGTAGGACTAAGGCATGACAGCCGAAGCAAGATGTCCCTTGCGGGGCAGAAATACACACTTATCGAAGAGATCTCGGTTATGATCTATGACAAGCTGGCATGGCTGCAGTGGGCTCAGACGAAAGACGGGGCAAAGGGCATAAACCGCCCCGAAAAGCTCGCTGTAAAGCTGTTCGGCAGCAGTACAGATCAGCAGAATGAGGTCGAGGGCTTCACATCTCCCGAGGAGTTTGAAGCCGAAAGAAAAAGACTGCTTGAAGGGGGGAACAACTAATGGCTGAGGGTACAAAGCTTGCAGATGCTTATGTACAGATAATTCCTGTGGCTAAGGGAATATCGAATAACCTTAGAGAGCTGCTCGGAGAGCTGCCCGGGGTCGGCGAGGAAAGCGGAGAAAAAACAGGCGAGGGCTTTGCCTCAAAGCTGAAAGGCGTTATCGCAAAGGCAGGGCTGACGGCTGCGATCGGCAAGGTAGTTCAGGAAGCCTTTACTGAGGGTGCAGCTCTGGAGCAGAGTCTCGGCGGTGTTGAAACGCTCTTCAAGGAGCACGCTGACATCGTCAGGAAAAATGCTGAGGAAGCCTACCGCACAGCAGGACTGAGTGCAAATGAGTATATGGAGAACGTGACAAGCTTCTCGGCAAGTCTGCTCTCATCACTCAGCGGCGACACAAAAGAGGCTGCAAAGGTCGCTGATATGGCTATGGTCGATATGTCGGACAATGCAAACAAGTTCGGCACCGACATGACCGCTATTCAGAACGCTTATCAGGGCTTTGCGAAAGAGAACTATACCATGCTCGATAACCTGAAGCTCGGCTATGGCGGAACGAAGTCCGAAATGGAAAGGCTTCTTGCAGATGCGGAGAAGTTCAGCGGTGTCAGGTATGATATCAGCAATCTGAACGATGTATACGAGGCTATCCACGTTATACAGGATAATCTCGGTGTGACGGGAACGACAGCCAAAGAGGCAAGCTCGACCTTCTCAGGCTCGTTCGCTAGCATGAAGGCCGCTGCGAAGAACCTTCTGGGAGTTATGACCACAGGCGGAGATGCAGACAAGGCCTTCAAGAACCTGACCGACACGGCAGAGGTGTTCTTCGGGAACGTCAAGAGAATGGGCAAGGC